ACCCCAGCACAGGTGCTTATCTTGCCGACCAAATACGCGAATGTGCCAAAGCAGGAGATAAGCGAATCTCATATGTTATCTATGCAGGCAAAATCGCATCAGCTAAGAAGTCTTGGCGTTGGCGTCCTTACGATGGGATTAACCGCCACGATCATCACATCCATATTTCATTCACTAAAGAAGGCGACCAAAACGGTAGCTGGTTTGATATACCGATGCTAGGAGCAGACAGATGATGCAAGACCTTAAAACAGCAGCAGGCTCATGGGCTAGAGCATTTTTAGTAGCAGTTCTCTCATTAGCAGCAGCTGGTGTTACAGAGCCAAAGGCGTTAATCGCTGCTGGACTTTCATCATGCTTGCCACCAATCATTCGTTGGTTAAACCCTAACGACTCAGGTTTAGGCATTCAGAAGTAATGACTGCCCTTAACTGGGCGGCTCTAGCAGTTGCAGTTATCTCAATCGTCACAGCCTTTGCAGGATCAATCCGCTGGCTAGTGAAGCATTACTTGAATGAACTAAAACCTAACGGTGGTTCGTCAATGAATGACAGATTGAATCGACTTGAAGGGCGTGTCGAAACAATCATTTCTTTATTGGAGAGGTGACAATTTACACATGGCAAGAAAAGCAACTAAGAAGCTAGTGGATGAAGGCTATTCCAAACTAGATGCGTGGGCTATTGGTGTGCATGAAATGTATCGTGCATTACGCAGAGCAGGCTTCGATGTTGATTTGGCACTTGGCATAATTACAGAGAAAAACGCGTATCCGGACTGGATACTGCCTACTCCAATTAACCCAAATATCCCAGAGCCAGACTGGTATGACGATGAGGATGAATGAAAAGAACTGTTGTAGTTCCAGACTTACAAGTTCCCTATCACGATCCAATAGCAGTAAAAAATGTTGCAGCGTATATTAAAGCTGTACGCCCCGATTCTGTCGTCACTCTCGGTGATGAAATCGACCTACCACAGATTTCCCGATGGACAGAAAATACTCCAGGATGGTACGAACAAACACTAGCTGCTGATAGAGATGAAGCAGTTGAAGTTCTTTGGTCATTGGTTGAACACACCAAAGATGCTCACATGATCCGTAGCAATCACACAGACCGTCTTTACAATGTCATCATGAAAAAGATTCCAGCCTTTTTAGCCTTGCCTGAGTTGCGCTTTGAAAAGTTCATGAAGCTTGATGAACTAGGCATCACCTATCATAAGAAGCCATACGCGGTCGCCAGAGGCATTATCGCCCTACATGGGGATGAACAATCAGTCAAGCCCACACCTGGCTTAACAGCCCTTGAAGCGGCTCGTAGGCACGGTATTAGCGTTATCTGTGGACATACTCACAGAGCAGGTCAATCAGCCTTTACAGAGGCTTCTGGGGGCAAAATAGGGCGTATTTTGAGAGGCTGGGAAGGTGGACACCTAATGGATGTCCGACAGGCTCATTACACTAAGGGCACAATGAACTGGCAGCAGGCGTTCATAGTCATCGAGGAAATCGGTACAAATGTGCAGGTCAGCATCATTAACCTAGAAAAGGACGGTACATTTGTTGTGTCAGGTAAGAGATACGGGCGCGCTCGGTAACGATGTCCTTCGGGATATTGATGACCAAATGGATGACTCAGAATTGTTACCGTTTCGTTATCAAAATCTACTGAATAAATCCCACTAGCTGTGTAACACTTTCCCTGTTCCTGAAATACAGGACAAGAAAGGGCTATATGAACTCTTTAACAATCCTTACAGTTGTTGGACTTTGCTTAGCAAATTACTTCACATTTAGATGGGGTCAGGAAACTGGCTACGATCAAGGGCTGGTCGATGGTCGCAAGGCTGTCCGTAAGTATTACGAGCAGGTGGGTAAGTGAAAGCAACTGAGGCACTCATCAATGCAATCGACATCATGCAAGATCGTGGCAAGGTCTACGGTCATCCGAAAATCAATCAAGGTCGCATCGCTGCAAGGCTATCCTGTCTACTTGATTACCCAATCACAGACGCACAAGCTGCTCTTGCAATGGTCGAAGTCAAACTCGCCAGAATCACAGAAACCCCAAGCCACGAAGATTCTTACATCGATGCAATAGCCTATTTGGCAATCGCAGTCCAACTACAAACAGAGGCAGATGAACTTTATGTTTAATCTAGATGATTACGAAACAGTAGAAGTAAGACTAGAGAAGTTCATCAAGGACTTCCCAGATTTCCGCGTTGAAACGGAGTTAGTGAGTTTTCAGAATGACAGATACATTGTTAAGGCATGGCTTTATCGTACTTTCGCTGATAGCACGCCGTTCGCCAGCGGGCTCGCTGAGGAAACGATTAGCAGTCGAGGCGTTAATGCAACTAGCGCATTGGAAAACTGTGAAACTTCAGCGATCGGCAGAGCACTTGCGAATGCTGGTTACGCAAGCAAGGGTAAGCGACCAAGCAAAGAGGAAATGGTTAAGGTCGCAAGAACAAAGTTCGCAGAGCCAAAGCAAGACTATATCCCTGTCGTAAAGGAAGATGATCCTTGGACAATCAAGACTGTGCCAATGCCCATAACAAGCGAACAAGCTGTGAACACAGTCAAAGAGATTATAGGCGGCACAACTGACAAGGATGTTCCACGATGTGAGCATGGTGAGATGGTGTGGGCAACTGGTACATCTAAAGCTGGTAAGCCTTGGGGTCACTTTAAGTGCGTTGGCGCAGCTAGTGGCGCAATGCTTCGATGCCAAAAGGGCGATGACATTATCTGGTATGAGATAGCACCTAATGGATCATGGCGAGCACAGAAGGTACGCGCATGATGACTAAGCATGTTTACAGCTTCTTTGGCTATTCCGGTGTGGGTAATTGCAATGACTGTGATGAGGACACAATGCTCAATGATTATAAGCGTGACGATGGTTTATTCGTTGCACTATGTGAGAAATGCGAAGATAGGTTGGAGTTATAAATGGGCGAAATGGTAATCTTTGATGATGGCACAGCAACCATCTTGGGCGGAGAGTTCACAGAACCGCAGGATATTGTTATCTATTGCGATCTTTGCAATGAACCTGTGGCTATTACTCCAGAGGCTAATGACCAGGTATTTGTTACCTGTCTGAGATGTCACGCAGTTAGCCACATTGCACTAAAGACATCGAAAGAGATTGATGACGAATCACCGCAGGAATAGAGGCTTAGCAACCGAACGCCTTGTCGCTGACTACTTGAGGGAGTGGTGGCAATACGCTACGGTTGGAAGAGGTGCAGATCCGTCTGGTGACATCGTTAATCTTCCCTTTGATGTGGAAGTTAAGGGTGTAGCCAAATTCGCACCGCTAGCATGGCTTCGCCAAAGCAAGGCAAGGACAACTAAGAGTGGGAAACTTGGGGTGGTTGTTCTTCGCTGTAATGGTCAAGGGACATTAGTGTCTGATTATGCGGCACTATTACCGTTACACGCTTTGGTGGAGCTACTGCTAAGGGCAGGTTATGACAAGATTCCTTTAGAGTTAAATCCCATCAGATGCAATAAATGTGGTGGTTGGATTATTGAGAAAATGGAGTGCAAAACCTGTGGGAAAGAAGAAGCCAATAATGCCAATGTATGAATATCGATGCCCTATTTGCAATACTCAAATGGAGCTTGAATTGTCTATGGATCATGACTTAGTTCGATGCACAGATTGTGGCGCACAGGCTAATCGCATCTATTCAGTACCTGGCATAGTGTTTAAAGGAAAGGGCTTCTATACCAATGACAAGAATAAGTGATGAAGATTGCCCATGCTTCTACTTTGCTACATGTCCAGATGAGGAAGCTCATGAGAATACTTAACCTTTATGCTGGGATAGGTGGCAACCGCAAAGATTGGGGCAATGAGCATGAGGTCACAGCAGTCGAATATGACCCTGCCATAGCTGCAATATATGCAGACCTATATCCTAACGACACGCTTATTGTCGGTGATGCTCATCAATACCTATTAGAGAATTACAAAGACTTTGACTTCATTTGGTCAAGCCCACCATGTCAGACACATAGCAGCTTCAGATTTAATATCAATGTTCGATTCAGGGGCACAGAAGCTAAGTATCCAGATATGAGCCTATATCAAGAGATTATCTTCCTATCTACGCACTTTGATGGCAAATATGTTGTAGAGAATGTCAAGCCTTATTACGAGCCTTTAATCAAGCCTACTGTGGAGCTGCAAAGGCATTACTTCTGGGCTAACTTTGACATTCCTGTCATTAGTTTCAAGTCAGACAAGATAAGGAGTGCCCAGATTCCAGACCTTCAAGAGCTGCACAAGGTTGATCTATCTAATTACAAATTATCCAATAAAAGACAGGTACTAAGAAACTGTGTTTTGTCAGAAGTAGGAAGTCACATAGTACGACACGCCATCTGACCAGCACTTATAGAAATGGATTTGACATGACCAGTACACTCAGAGGGCTAGAGCACACCAAGTGCTCAGAGCGAACCGTGAAGCGGTTAGTTCGCTCGGTAGCAATCGTTATCGGGGCAGCTCTATGCTTCAACATGGTTTCAGCTGCAAGTGCGACAAACGATCCTAATAAACGCATTACATCTAAGCAATATGCTAAAGGACAATTAACAGTTAAGAATTACAAATGTATAGCTGTGTTGTATGGTAAAGAATCAGCATGGAATTGGAAAGCAGTAGGTAACTTAGAAGGTACACAACAGGTGTATGGAATACCACAAGGTAAGAGTGAATGGTTAAGAACTGCTAATCCATTAGAGCAGATCGATTGGGGCTTACGATACATAGGACATAGGTATGGCTACACTATGACTCATGAAGGTAAGCAACCCAATACATGCAAAGCCTTAGATCATTGGAAGCGTAAAGGATGGCATTGACAAGATATAACAAACGAGTCAATGACCCAAGAGATAGTAGAGCATGGCGTGCATTGCGTAAGACTATCCTTGCAAGGGATCAATACATCTGTGCCTACTGTGGTCAGGATGCAGATACTGTAGACCATGTGCATAGCATCAAGAACAACCCAGATATGGCAATGAATCCAGAGAACCTAGTGAGTGCGTGCAGGCGTTGCAATAGCATGAAAGGTTCACGCTCAGAAGGCGTTTTTTTAGCACGCAAGTTCACCCCCCCTGTATTTCATT